TGAATGGAAAGAAAAAATGTATGGGTATTTTAGAGATTTAATGGATTCAGGTGTAGAGGATTATATCATTATAAAAATTATTAGAGAAATGATATTAACTAGGGTTAATGATTCTAGAGAGTTATCTCAAGAATTTCTTGATAAAATGATTAAAGAATATGATGTAAATTTAGATAGAATGCCTGTTTTTTTACCTGATATTTCTATATCTCTATTAAGAGAATATAACCATTGTTATATGGGTGGGGGAGGAAAACATGAATGTTTTAGAGAAATTACTCTTTTTATGAATGCTTTAAATATTAAATATAAAGAAATGAAAAATTTTATATATTAATTTTTTTAAAATTTTTTTTTAAACCAACATTATTAATATTCATGGGACCGAA